TGACTATGAGGGAACTTGAAACCACAGAGTGCAAAAGGTAAGGGCAGACGATTCCAACAATGGGTTCGTGACATGCTCATAGAACACCGTAATATCCACCCAGAGGACATAGAGTCTCGAAGCATGGGTGCAGGAGGGGAAGATTTGATTATGGCGAGAGACGCTAGGTCAAAGTTTCCTTTCAGTATTGAGTGTAAGAATGTAGAGAAGTTGAATGTATATGAAGCATACGCACAGGCAGAAGCAAACTCAGGAGACCACGAGCCTATACTCTTCATGAAAAAGAATCGTAAGAAACCTCTAGTGGTTGTGGACGCAGAGTGGTTTGTCAAGAATTTCGGGGTTGACAAGTAGGAAGGTCACCTATATAATAGATGAGTTGTACCTAGGTAAACCAATGGAGTATCAAGAAGATTCCGATTTTCTGATGGATGCTGTAGAAATACTTATTGACCAACTGCACAGTTTAGTTAATGAAGGACGCATTGATGACGCTATCGTTGTCAGTGAAAGAATTCGTGAGTTGCAGGAGATGCGATGACCGTTGTTAGTATGTTTAGCGTGCCCCTCATACATTATGAGATTGCGAATTGGCATATCGCCAAGAAGAAAATCAAAGAGGCACTCCCAGACATACAAGAGTCTATGCTTGAATCTAACGGACAAGTCTACACAGACTTCTTCGATGAAGAATTAAAGTATAAACTACCTGACTGGAGTGATGTTGTCATTGATATCATCACTCCTTATCTACAAGATTTCACAGGGAAAACACGTGTAGAATTTACTGACATGTGGTTTCAAACTGCATTGAAAGGGATGTCACATGGTTGTCATAACCATGGTGCATCTGGGTGGTCGTCAGTAATTTACTTGGACTATGATGAGAAAGTGCATCGTCCAACTAAATTCTATTCTCCATTTGGTAACCCTTGGAATGGAAAGTTAGAAGACTATTTGCCACCAGTAAAAGAAGGTGACATGGTAATCTTTCCATCCCATATCACACACGAAGCAGAAGATAATACATCAGATGTTCCACGCACAATCATTTCATATAATATGAGAGGTAAGACTGACATAGTTAAACGCACACTCTGGGATGACGAGGGTGACCCCAAGATAATTATTAGAGAATACCGAGAAGACTGTTGAAAGAAATTGTAACCTACAAAGGTAAACTATGTGAGAAGGAGTCAGACTTTATATGGGGTGACTACATCGAAGAGGATGTAGTAAAAGGACTATATCATTTCTGGCATCATCAAAACATACTCGCTCGTCATGAAGGCATGGTTTATGAGGGTGGAGATAAGTATGTTGATAAAGACTACAAGGATTCACTAGACTTACATGTCCCTGTTTCCTTACATTTACCTGAGATTCACAACTATTTGCTGTCACTTCAAGGTGTATTAAATAAATATCTCGAGAGGTTTCCTTTCGCAGAACTATCAAGATTTGAAATAGTAGAGCCGCTATCCCTCCAACACTATCCTATTGGTGGTGGATTTAAAGAGTGGCACACAGAAAGGGCAAACTCTTCACCTGGCAATGTCTATAGACACCTAGTGTTTATGACATATTTGAATGACGTGCCTGACGGAGGCACAGAGTGGTTTCATCAAGACAAATATGTCCCTGCCAAAAGGGGATACACTGTCATATGGCCATCAGATTGGACACACTTCCATAGAGGTGTTGTTTCAAACACATCGGAAAAATTTATTATTACAGGGTGGTTTTCTTTCACATAGTGTGCTATAATGACAAGGTTATACAAACCTCACATGAAACCTATTGTCATCACAGAGCGATTCCCTTACCGATATGTCGAAGCAGGGACTCTGGATAACGGATTCCCTGACTACAGAATTCAAAAATTTAATGAGTATTCTCAGAGATACAAAGACATGTATCTTTGCGACAACGGTATGCAAATGGAAACTGCAATCGAAGACTTTGAATACACAAAGTGGTTAGACCCCGCAGATGACGTCCAAGCCTATATAAAAAACAACTAATTTTCTTACTATGTCCTGCCAAAATTTTGATAAAGCTGTCCACTATGCAAAGGCAGCGTTTAAGGATGCATTGGAGACCGAAGAATTGAAAGACGAGACACTTAGTCTCCTCTTTCATTACTACCAAGGATTGAAAACAATTAGAGACGAGATGCCAAAGCACGAGCATCAAGAGTCAGAGCCTATGTTTTTGTCTGACGCTACCGAGGACTACAGTTACAACCTCGCAGGAGCAGACCTCAGTGTGCCATCTAGAGGAGTTGATAATATTTCCTTCACACCTGATGTAAATATGGAAGACTACATCCAGTTTAGTAGTGACGTTGATTACGGAGAGACATTAGAATAAGTTATATTTCTTATTAAAAAAACATAAGACAGTCACGAAACTGTCACACCGTCCTTGACAAAGTTTACAATTTGATATATAGTATATACATTGTCACATAACTTAACAAATGACAGTTATTACTGAATCAGGTGGAAGACAGAATGCTTTTCCAAATGAGACTCAACCCTACCTCGACACAGAGTATAAAGGTTACGGTCCTACTGCAGAATTATTGAATGGTAGACTTGCCATGCTTGGTTTTACTACAGGACTTATTTCATACATTGCCACAGGCAGTTTTTTCTTCTTTGGCATCCTAGGATTCTAAAGACAACAACGTAAACACTATTAAAGGACACTATCATGACTCCAGAAGCAGAAAGATTTAACGGTTGGGCAGCGATGCTCGGTTTCGTAGCAGCAGTAGGCGCATACGCAACAACTGGTCAAGTAATTCCTGGTATTTTCTAATGAATACCAAAACTCTTAAGCAAAAATCAGTAGATAAACTCTTTGAGAAAAACTCAAGAGTAGAGCCTCAAAAGATTTGGGCAGAGACTTGGAATGGTAGAGCAGCAATGGTTGGACTTATTGCTGCAGCAGTATCAGACCTTACAACAGGTCATATGTTCTTTGGAATATTCTAATGATACTAGAGGCAGATTATAATACTTGGGTCAACACTATACTGTTTCCTTTTCTACCAGTCATTACGGTATTCTTGTGCAGTTGGTTGATGCTTGGTGATTTGCCATGGAATGATGAAGATGACGATGACGACGATGGTGGAGGCGGTGTCATGAGTCCAGTATATAATTACGCTCCACAAGGCACTTAAGTATAAATACTCATGATAGAGTTGTCATTACTACTATTGAATAATAACCAGATTCGAGACCTTCTCGAGTTTGGTTTCTTTCTTACCGTCGGTATCACCGCAGGAGCAGCAGGACTATTATGAAATCATACTTAATCAGTGTCTTATTCTTTGCGTGTTTAGCAGCAGCAGTTGCTTACGCACCAACATTAGCTTACGCACTAAAATAAAACGATGAAACCTATACCCTTAGCAAGTGTACCTTGGATATTTCTATGTGCAGTAGGTCTTGCCACTACTACAGTATTAGTTTGACTATATAAAATATAGTTGCTCAATAATACAGTGGATGGGGAAAGGTTTGCTCTCGTCGGACTATTAAAAGGAGAATGGATTACTCTTAAAAAGTATTCCAATAAAACTAAACATAAGACGCACTTCATGCAACAGGTTTGCATGATTGCACAGAAACATCTTGGGTCTCAATTTGAGACCTTTAAGGTTGTTCCTATGAATCAAAAACCACAGCAATACACATGAATGAAATCACAATATTCGTATACCTAACATTTTTCATAGGCATATTCGGTATGACCTTTGCTTTTATGTGGAAGATGATGTCATCTACACTAGCAGAGTTTGACAAACGACCTGTCGACAACTATAATGATGCAATGAGAGCTTACAAAACACATCCAGAAATGGAAGATGTTAATGAGCCACTTTTAGTATTCAAACAATTACCTGATGAAGATTTATAACTTCAAGTGTGAAACTTATACACCCTTCGCTCCTTACTGGGATTACTATGTTGGAGAGAAGGTATCAAAGTTAGACTTCTTCGATTTAAAGGAAGAGATTTTAGGAAAAGAGAAAGAGATAATATCTAAGTATGAATATGAGCATGACTGGGGCACTGGACTTGGTAAGAGGAGTCTAACTGCTAGGTCTAATCGTTATAACTTATTAAACTTTGAGAATGCAGGAGGACTGAGGACAGAGATACGTTACTTGCATGATGAGTTTCTAAAGGCATTAGACTTTGAGTATAAGGGTAAGATATATGTCCAGTGTTGGGCGAATGTCATGCGTAAAAATCAGAAGATTAAAGTCCACTGTCATGGTTTCGGACCGTATTCACATCTAAGTGGACACCTATGCATCCAAGTAAACGAAGATTTATATCCAACCTCAACTAACTACTACAATCCATATGGCATAGAGCCATGGTCTTCTCCGAATGCTGCTAACAAGATGACCATCTTTCCAACGTGGTTGAAGCATGGCACTGACAGACATCTAGATGATGTTGAGAGAATCACAATAGCATTTGACATCATGGATGACCGTGGTTACAATATGGATGTCAAAGATGACATGAAATCTCATTGGGTAGAGTTATGATTCCAAGTTTCCGACAAGACGATGGCAACACAGAGTTGAGACAACTTGCACTATTGTGTTTGATTCACCATAATATTCCGCTAAATAGATCAGCGTATGAATTTTGTGACCATTGTGTCACCGCAGGATACTTAAACAATATTTCTACAGACGAAGAAGGAATCCGACGTCACGGTGGTGACCTCGTAAGTTTCGCATCCGAAAAACTCATGAAGCATTTCCATACATGGCAAAACCATGAAGCAGACATCAACCAAAAAAATAATAAAACAAATTATTAAAAATCCACACCTATGG